TCGAAAATCGAAGGGCGACGGGAATCTAAAACATGGAATTTTCAAGAGACACGAATTCATACATCCAACCTCAAGAGTACGAACGTTACGAAAAGGTTGTGATGGATGCAAAGGGTAATTTAAAGGTTGTTCCTTTAAGACGTGGCAAAGGCGATTCCGCATTTATAGACACAATCAGCTTCACGTTTCATGAAAGTTCTGTTGCAAAGTTTTTTTTGGTAACAAGGGATTTTTTCCCGATTAAAGGCGTATCCGATAGAGATGTATTGGTGCGGTTTTCCGATATTCTTGAATGGATATTCGGTTTCGGAATTTCCTCGCATCAACCTGTGGGCAAAGGTCGTTTTTATGAGTCGCGATGGCAGATGGAAAGAGACGGCGTTTTGTACGGTCAGGTTTACATTGGCGGACAACAGGAAACCATACTTGTAGAGATGACGGGTAAAGGCTGTGCAGTTGCGGAAGAAGGCTGGGAAGAACGTTTGTATAGGTTTTTAACGGCGGATACGACTTATAACGCAAAAATAACCCGTTGCGACGTGGCAAAAGACTTTTACGAGAATGAAATCTCGCCGGATTTGGCGTGGCAGTGGTACGAAGAAGGCAAGTTTGACAAGCGCGGCAAGCGTCCTTTGGTCGGAAAGCTGGGAGATGACTGGCTGAATCCTACAGAAAAAGGCAAAACCTTGACGATAGGCTCTAAAAATTCGTCTGTATTTTCCCGCATCTACGATAAGGCAAAAGAACAGGGAGATACAAGCGGCGTTTTTTGGTGCCGGTTTGAACAGCAGTATATGGGCAGAAACTGTTATTTGAGTTTCGATATTTTGTTATCGCCGGGTTCTTTTTGGGGCGGCGCGTTTGAGATTTGCGCGTCGTTGCAACAAAAAGGCGTGACGGAGCATAGGTGTGTAAGTGCCAAAAAAAGATTGGAATTAAGCATAGAACGCTCGAAGCAGGTTGCAGCGAAACAGGTCGGGCGCGCCATAAATATGATGGTTTTTTTGGGTATGTCCGATTCTGAAATCGTTGATTATCTGCGCCGAAAAGATGGTGCGCTGCCCCATCGTGTGAATCCCGCATCATTCATGATTAAAGAGAAACGCGCTTGCGAATATATCCATGATTATGAAAAAGAAATTGAAATCATTAAATTTGATGAGTACGGAATGGTTTTAGACAGTATGGCGGAATCGAGTGATTAAGTTTTTTTGTCAGACAGTTCATAACTGATTTTTTTGAAAGGAAAAAGCAAATGAAGATGATTGCACGTGTAACCGGTATGAAACGAAGCAAAGGCATTACGGAAAAGGGTCAATCTTATGATTCTACGAAGCTCTTTATTGAGATTCAGTTTCCCGAAAGCCAAGATATGTGCGGATACGCTACCCAAGAGTTTACATACGGCACATATGAAAACTATGAAAAACTGCTTGCTTCAGGCGTAAAAACGCCGTTCAAGGCAGAAATTGATTTTGATTTCGTCACCAACGGCAAAGCCGTAAAACAGATTGTAACCAACGTTGTCCCTGTTTTTGAGAAACCTAAAAACTCATGAAATATCACGTAAGCGCGTGGCTTCCGGCTGCTTCAACAGGCGGTTTGCCGACAATTCAGGAATTTCATTTTGACGATGAATCGGAAGCCAAGGCATTTTATGATAAATGGGAAGACGATCCCGATAGGAGAGAGTTTTCAATAGCCTATAACGAGCAGTTCGGTTATCCCTACTCGTATTATGAGGATGACGAAGGCAATCAATTTTATTGGGACGGTTCGCCTATGCATGATGATGAAGGCAATGATGTTTATCCCAATGGAAACCCTTTTTTTAACGAAGAAGGAGAAAGGCTAGATCCCGAAGGTCATGAACTTTTTTATAACGGCTTTTATTACGAAAGCCATTATGACGCTTCTATCGATGCGGGCCTTTATGAAAACGCTCTCGAATACGCCATAAGCGACGAAGAGAGAGAGGAAGTCATGATGCTTATGGAACGTTCCGAATCTTTTATTTTTGGCGAAGATGATGACGATGACGATGACGATGAATCGGAAGATTATGAAGACCTCTACTCCGATGTTCCATTTTAAGGCTGTGCGGTTTGCCTCCGAAAACCGTAATTTTTAAAAAGGAAATTTTATGTTTAAAAGCATCAAAGCAAATGTCTGCAAAGCGGTTGCAGTTGTAGCACTGGCTACCCTCTCCGCTCCGACTTGGGCGGACGGCATCGATGGCGTTGCAGACGGCATCGTAACCCAAATAAATAAAGTTGTTCCGGTTGTTTCCAGTGTCGGCGTTGCCCTGCTCTCCGTTTACGTGTTGGTTAAAGCATTCCGCCTCGTATCCGGCTTTGTTGCTGGCCGTTAATAAGGTGTGATGATGGGATACAGAGTAGGTTTGCAGTGTTTTTCCAAAAAAGAACAGGCAGAGGATTATTCTGTATCCCAAATCGTGCCCGTTATATCTCCCGATGGAAAACTGTACGCGCCCTATAAATCGGGCGCAAATTGGTATATGGAAGGCTATCGGATAGATTTGTCTTTCCCGCAATGTTCTCAAGAATCTCAGTTTGTACAAGGGGCAATGCTTGCCTCTTCGTTTCTGATTTTATTCGTTCTCATATGGGCGTTTAAAACGGTAGGAAACCTGATTAAAGGAAGTTTTTCAAATGATGGTTGATTTCCCTTTTCTTATTGGATTTTTTGCAGTGATTTCATTGGTTTATTTTTTCAAATAGGGTGAATTTTATGAAATTTAAAAGAATGGCGGCCGCTTTTGTGATGTCCGCTTTTTTTGTTCCTGCTTTTTCGGAAGATATTGAGATTCATCGCGTTGAAGAAGGTTTTAGAAAGTTAAATATGACTGGGAAATTTTATGAATCTATTTCAAATGCTCCTTTTGGTACTGTTTTTCCGATGAGAAGTAGGGACGGCGAAATACAATACACAATGCATAAGTTAGGATGTTTTTTTAATACATGTTATTTTAATGTGAATAAAGTACCTGATAATTTTAAAAAAAAGAAGACATGACGGTTTTTGACATATCGGATTTAAATTTAAAAGACCCCGACCAACAGGATGCCGATGATTTGGGTATGACGCTGGCGGATTACAAGAAGATGATTGCAGAAGATGAAGATGCCGGCAGGATTTGGCAGAAAATCCAATTGAAAAAAGCAGAACAATTACAAAAAGAAAAAGAAGAAGCGGTAAAGAGGAAGCGGAAAAGGAAGATTTTTTCAGATTATAGGGGGCATAAATTCAAATCGGTTAAAGAACTATGTTATGACATTTACAAGGGTTTGACTTATGGAAGTGTCGAAGTAAGAGGCGTTGATGCGGGTTTGTATGAGGGTAATGCTCAATTGGGAAGATGTAATGCCGTTTGGCCGGATGGCAAAGTTGCCCATACTTTGGATTATTCGGTTTTGTATGAAGATATACCCGAAGGGGAAAAGCCCGAAGAAGAAAAGAAAGAACCGGAAAAAGACCATCCGAAGCCTGTAGAAAAGCCCGATGCGTCCAATCCGAAGCCGTCTGAAAACCCGAACGTTGGGACACTGGGGGGCGGTGCTTCTCCCGCCGACGGAAATGCGCCGGGTGGCGGTAGCCTCGGAGCATCCGACGGCGGGGGAAGCACAGGCGCGGGGAACGGCGGTAATAACGGCTCAACGTCACAAGGAAGCGGCAAAGGCAAAGGGGACGGCGAAGACAGTGAAAAAATGCCCGATGTACCGAAGTATGGAGAACCCGACTGGGGAAGCCTTAAAAGTGATGGAAATTTTGGAAGTTATGCACCTGCAAACGTGTTTTCAACGGGCGGGCATTGTATGAGCGATATAAGGCTGGATATGGGACAGTTCGGCAATCATACGCTTCAAATGGGCTTTATGTGCGATGTATTGAAAAAGATGAGATATGTTTTTATCGCTATGGCTTATCTCTATTCCGCAATCTTGGTTTTTAAAACCGTAAACAGCTTGAAAGGTTAAAAATGCCAAGATTGATTGTCGCATTGTTCAGAGCATTTGCGCCGATGCTTAAAGACTTGTTTTTTAAAATTCTTGCAGGTCTCGGCGTTTCTCTTGTCTCATATGAGGCGTTAAGCCTTTCAACCGATGCCATATTGAAATATTTTCAAAACGCCTATGGGAATATACCCCCCGATATTTTAAATATGTTCGCACTGGCAGGCATTCCCGAAGCATTGAACATCATATTTGGCGGTTTCTCCTTTTCTTTCGGCATATGGTCTTCGTACCGCGTTTTAAAATTCCTAAAATAAAAGGCAAAAAATGATTACATTGATTACAGGCGTTCCCGGTTCGGGCAAAACTTTATCCGTCGTTTCAGACTTGGCGAAAAAGATAAATAACGAATGGAAAGACAGGAAGATTTTTATCGAAGGCATTCCGGAACTCACGATAGAAACCACGCCCATTCCCGAAGGTCATTCCATCAACGATATGCACGTTTGGCTTCGGTATCCCGAAAATAACGGGTCGGTCGTCATCATAGACGAAGCGCAAAACGTTTTTCCGCCCCGATCCCCCGCCGTCAAAGCCCCGCCCCTTGTCGAATGGCTGCACGTTCACAGGCATTCCGGTATTGATATTATCCTGATAACGCAGATGCCCCAAAGAATAGACAAGCACGTCCGCGATTTGGTCGGCGCCCATTACCATATCCATAAAACACCGCTGGGCATTTTTATGCGTTATTTTTGGGATTATTGCGCCAATAATCCAAGGTCAGAGTTCGCCAATGCCCGTCCCGAAGTCTATAAGTTGGATAAAAAGGCGTTCGGGCTTTACAAATCGGCGGAAATCCATACCAAGGTAAAAACACCGAAAAGCCGCGTTTTATATATTATCCCCATCGCATTGGTATTGTTCGCCCTATGCTTTTATTTGGGCTACAAGCTATTATTGGGGCTGGGTAATAAGGACGGAACAGCGGAAGGAGAAGCT